CACTACCGCTAGAGCCAGAAGTATTGTTTACAGTAATTGAGCTACCTGAGTCAATTGCAGTAGGAGTAACAACTAGAGAAGTAGACGCACTTGGTACAGTTACTTGGTAGTTATATACTCCAGAGTTAAATGTTTTAGACCAAGTAACTGGAGTTACAGTAGACCCACCAGTATTCTTAGCAACTATTGTAACACCTGATAAAGTAGAGACTGTAGACGCTTGAGTTAAAGTTATACCTGATTCTTGGAAAACAAATATTTCATCAGGAGTTCCAATTAAACTGTTTTTACCAGCCCCACCATATCTATATAGACCAGTTACTTTAACATTTCTAACTCCATCAACTTGACGCAGTTTAAACTCAACTTCTTCAGGAGTAATAACATCTGCAAATTGTAGATTACTAAATGAAAAGTCATTAGTAATAGCTGTTTTAATGTTTGACTCAACTACCGCCCCTGAATACTGAGGCAATGCAGAATAAGTTACATTCACAAAAATGTCCGTATAGGTAGGGGCACTGTATGTAACTGTTGTTCCAATTGATTTTTTATCATTTAAAAAATTGGGTACAGTAGTTTTTAGTAAGTAGTCTAATTGAGTGTTGTTTTCAGAACCTATAATTCCAGGGTTAATGTCAGATAAACCAGACTGAATAGGAGCAATATAAACTGTAACATTGCTTCTATTGCTAGCAGTAGCGTTTGCTTTAGATACACCAGGCACAGTCAACGCAAGGTTGGCAAAGTCTTCTAGTGTAACCGCTCTATTAAGGCTTCTTAACGCTCTTGGAGTGTTATACCGAATACTATCGTTTGTTTCTGGGTCTCCACCACCTTGGGCAGCCTGTGGGTTAGTTACCTTAATTACACTTCTTAGCCTTGCCTCAGTTTCAGTGCTAAGGCCTGGAATTTTTCCAAGAGAAGTTATAGTTCCTGCACTAACATTTCCAATAACTCCACCACCAGCATTGTAGACTGCTTTAATAGTTGATTCTGAAGTTGGGATAGAACCAGAAATTCCGTCACCAAAATTGACTACAACTTGGTTTTTAGAATTAATCGTAACATTAAAAACTTTGTCTCCAGCAGAATAGTCTCTAATACTTTGAACTTGAGTCCATTGCTCAAAAACAGTTCCATTATCTACATAAACATTTACGCTAGTTGGGTTTACTTTAGTTTCCTTAAGAAGGAAAGACTGGTCTGCACTTCCATCAGATATACCAATTTTTTCACCAGTAATATCATATGAAACCGCAGAAATGTTCGCAGCGTTTTCTGCTCTAAGAGAAACGTCTTCACCTTGAATAGCTAATACAGGAGAACTGGTGCCTTTATAAGGCACTACGGTATCACTTTGAGTGGTAAATACTAAGCTTGATGTAACACCTGCATCCGTAACAGACGCTGTTACTTGAGTACCAGCAGGAACAGTGTCACTTCCATTACTAAGAATTTGGCCAATAGTAGCACCGCCACCACCTAAAATTGCAGGAAGTTCTGAATAATAAACAGTTCCTCCAGAGGTATAAGTTCCACCAATTTGGGCAACTGCAGTACCAGTCTGAGAAGCAACTGTTGAGTTGTATGCATTAGTTACTTTAAATTGTTTACATAATACTGCTCCACCATTAGGTAAGCTATCTGCACCTCTAGAAGAGGTTGGAGCAGAAATTCTAAACTTATAGAGAGCAGCAGTTCCACCATTTACATAAGTGTCTGTAAAGTAAGCGTTTATTGTAAAGCTTTTTGTAGTAGGAGTGTTAATAATCTTAGCTTCAGAAATATTATACACAGAGCTGCTAACTCCATCTTTTGTACTATTAACTCCAGTAATAGTAACATACTGTCCAGAAGTAAGCCCGTGGTCAGTAGAGGTATTGTATGTTACTGTACCCGTAGAACCGGTACCAACCACTCCATTAATAGTAACGTTTGTAGTAGTTACGCTAGCAACATCAGCATCAGTGAAATTAAACCCTTGGTTTCGTGCTCCTGTAGGGTTTCCAACACTTGTGATGTTTACTACGTTAACGATATCTTTTACCGCGTATAACTTACTAGCGGTAAACTCAACGTATTGACTAGAACTGCTTCCACCATAAGCTGCGTTACTAATTACGGCAACGTCATCTCTAACAGAAGCAATAGTTGCTCCAGTAAAGTTATACCCAACTCCAGCAGCGGCACCATTAATACCCGTGATGTTAACAACTTGACCAGCAACAAAATCGCTCCAAGCTGAAAAAGTTACTGTACCAGCATTAGCATTAAGAGCCGTAATTGAAGCGTTATTATCAGTAGACTCAACAGTAAATGTTGCTGGAACTCCAGCCTTTGCAGTGGTAGTGGAGGCAATCACCCATTTGCCGTTATAGTTATTACTTGAACCAGATACAACTACATCTTTAATAGTTACTTTTTGTCCTGATACAGGGTTTAAAGAACCAGTAGAAGTTACTGTAAATTTAGTTCCAGAGTTAGTAGCTGCACTAATTGCAGCTGAAGGTTGGTACCATATAACATTCTTACCAATATCGTTATAACCAACATACTTAACAGTAAATTTGCCATTGTATACGCTTGCGTCATAAGTTACGCTAGTTCCGGCTATCGTAGCGTTTATTTTAGTTGGAATACCAACAATGTTTATTGTATCACCAATAACAAACGTGTTGTCATTAGGAACAATCACTTTAGCTAGATTAGTGTATAGTGTTCCACTAATAGTGCCATTCTCAATAATGGCAGCACCAATTCCACCAGAATACCCAGAACTGTTACTAAACTGCAAATCAACAACTGAACTAATGTAGTTTGCTGGATTATACCCGTACATTTTAGCCAAATTTAAAAGGCTTTCGCGTTGGGTAGCAGTCATAATGTACGACTCATTGGCAATGCGGTCAATATAGTAGTTAATTAAATCGCCCATATAAGCAAAAGACTCGATAAGTGCTAGACCAAAATCAGAAGGGTCATTTCCCTGCCAGTTATTATCAGTGCGTTCTTTTACCCTACTAATTAACTGAGTTCGTAGAGCGTAATAGTCTCTTCCTGTATAGTCTACAGATAAAGGGGTTTTGTTTGCTGGGGCGGTCATAGTATCTCCTCAAAAGGGGCGTTTGTATCTGAAACAGTAACAATGCCTACTTCAGTTGTGGCTTGTTCTTTATTAGGTAGCAAGTAAACAACAGTAACAGTTAAGCTGTTTACATTTTCATCAAAAATAGGGTCAATTGAAGTTATTTCCAATAAAGGAAATTGTTCATGAAAAACTCTAGAAACTTCTTTTGTAACAACATCAGTAGTAGAACTTATGGTGTCAAATAGAGAAGCGCCAATTTTTGTACCATAATTTGGGCGCATTACTCTTTCACTAATTCTAGTTCCAAGAGCAATACGTACTCTATCTGCCCAAATTTCATTTTGAGTAGTAGCTAAAACCAGGTTTCCATTAGATAAAGACAAAGGTAATTTTAATGCCACTTCAGTTGTACTTATTTGGGACATATTATACTCCTACTGCTTTCCATTGTTGTGGAAGCTTTACAAATCCTTGACTTCCTTCTTTTATAATCATATCAGTAGATGATAGCTTTACGGTGTCCATGTTAAAGTATAGGCTTGAAATTCCACCATTTTGCAAAACATCCGCGTTAATTACCCCAACATTAGAGGCATCTCTAGTTCTAAATGAAGTCTGTACGGTGTCACCTAGGCCATCTGTTGCAATTTTTAACTCAATAACATAGTCTCCAATTTTGTGAAACATGTGCTTAGCCTCTTTAACCATCCAAAAACCATCAGTAAGGTTACCTGTTCCTGATATAAAAGTTGTTGAAAAAGGCCTGATTCGAGGGTCTCCTTGACCGTGTACCGTAGCAGGAAGATTAAATCTAGCAAGTTCAGCAGCACCTTTAGCTTCGACTAAAGCGGCTTCTGAGCTAGGAGCTACTCTGTCTGTTCTGTACTCAGAAAATAAAACATCAGTGTTTCTATCACGTAAGTTAGTCCCAGTTATAGCCGGACTAGCTTGGGATAGGTACTGTT